CCAGTATTCGGTGTTGGTAATTTCAATTCCAGCTGGAACATTTTTCAAGGCTTGATAATACACGTCACCATAGTTTGTGACCCAGCCAGTGGGATAGAAATTGCCGTTGTCCCAAATGTTTTCTGACACTACAGGCTTTTTGAGTATGTCTTTGAACTCCTGATTGTTGGTCATTGGCGTGGCTTTCACACGCCAGGTATGCGGCATCCATGTTTGGCTCATGCCTTCTGTGGCATAGTCAGCATCCTGTACCACATAGTATCTTGGTAAAGGCTGAGGAATGGCTTGATTCAGTGGATGGTAATCTTTCAAGTTGGGCACTTCTAGCACATCACCGTTCATGAGTTTGCGTCCAAATGAGTCAATCATGTCATTGTAGTGGAACGTAATAAACAAAGTATCATTGTTCAAGAACAGGCCAAATTGTGTTAGATCAAAGTCCACATCTTGGTGAGTGTACACACCGCGCATGATGTAAACGTCTTGATCATAAATTCTATCGCGGTTTTCCAGCAACAGCAAATCTTGGATGTTTAGTGGATCCAGAGTGTCGTAAGTGGGTTGTGTAGCATCGCCGTTGCCCGAAAGCGCCGAGTCTTCACCACCAGTTTGTGGGCCAGCATATTTGTGGACAAAAATATCCATTCCTCCGACGGTGTACATTTCGGAGATTGTGCGGTCCAAAAATTGGTAATCGCGAGTTCGATTTGGGCGGTACAGGCTTAGGCGTGGCATAATGTAGTATTTATGGGCAGGTTGACCAATAAATTCAGAAGTGCTATAATTACTGCATTAATCCAAAAAGGAGCCGGCATGAAACCCGTTAAACCGCTAAATCCACGTAGTGCAGATACCAATGCCATGGGCATGGAACCTGTGTGGAAAATGCAACCCACAGACAATCGTATCAGTGCTATGAGCAAAGCATTCTCATGGTACAACTATTTCTACGGCAAAAAAGATGCCCGTGACATGATTGTGAACTATTTGGAATTGCATGGTCGCAAAGCAGATGTGCGTACACTAAAAAGCATTCCAGATTCAGCCATACGACTGACCACAGGCTGGTTGTGCCGCATGAACATGGTGGGACTGGAACTGAGCGAAACAGAACAGATCAAACTGGACAATTTGCTAAAAGAAATCTTGACTAGTAAACATACAGAAGAAGTAGATGCTAGACCACCTACAGACATGCCATCTAAACCCAACATACAAGATCGTCTGAGAGAAAAACTCAGTGAGTGTGCGGCCGAACTAGACGGCATGTTTGACGAATTTATGTTGGCTGGCGCCAAAATGTCAGCAGATTACAAGCCTATTGCATTGATCCGTGGCATGAACGTGGCACCGCAAATGACCAGTGAGATTGCCAACCGTTGGAAGCGCAAATTGGCAGAATTTGAAGAAGCAGTGGAAGGCAAGGATGCATTGCTGGTTGAGGCATACTCGTATTTGTCCAAGATCCAATTGCGTAATTGTGTAAAGTTTTGCGAAGCAGTGATCAACGACTGTGGTGCTTATGTGCAGATCAAGAAAGTGGAACGCAAACCACGCAAGGTCAAGGCAGTGCCTCCAGAAAAACGTGCGGCCAAGTTCAAACACATGGCAGAGTTTGCAGAACTCAAACTCAAGAGTTTGCCTGCTGCAAGTTTAGTGGACCGAGCTGAAGCCTGGTTGTACGATACCAAAAAACGCAAGTTGATTCATATTGTGGCAGACAACTATACACAGGCGTTTACTATCAAGAACAACAGTGTAATTGGATTTAGTACTGTGGAAACACTACAAAAAACTGTGCGCAAACCTGCAGACGTTATCAAAGCCATACAAGCTGCAGGCAAGCCAGCGGCACGTAAGATCTACAAGGATTTGACTACTACAGAAACACCCTGGAATGCCCGGGGCACTGAGAACTTGATCATACTCAAAGCCTGGTAAATAAGGGGGAACGGAGTTCCCCCAATGGCTGAGCAAAATACATTACCTGAGTTAAAGCAAAATCTTATTGAGTATTGCAAATTAACCATGGGTGATCAAATAGTTGATCTTGAATTAGACCCTGCACACTACGAAGCGGCATACCAACGCACAATTGGCACCTATCGCCAACGTGCCAACAACGCCTATGAAGAAGCATACATTTTCATGGAGTTGATACGTGATCTAAACATATACACCTTGCCCCAGGAAGTATACAGTGTACGTCAAATATTCCGCAGAACGTTTGGCGACTCCACTGGACCGTTTGCGTCAAACTTTGATCCGTTTGCCCAGGCATCAATCAACGTGTACCTCATGAACTTCAACGTGGCAGGTGGCCTGGCCACCTACGACTTCTACAGCCAATACGTTGAACTGGCCGGGCGTATGTTTGGTGCCTACATGAACTACACCTGGAATCCGGTCACAAAGAAACTGCAACTGATTCGTGATCCCAAAGGCACTGGCGAAAATGTCCTGCTTTGGGTGTATCAAACCAAACCTGAAATCCAATTGTTGAGTGACTATCAAATCAGCCAATGGATTCGGGACTACATGGTTGGCGCTTGCAAAATGATCATTGGTGAAGCACGTGAAAAGTTTGCTCAAATTGCTGGCCCACAAGGTGGCGGGCAGTTAAACGGCACTCAAATGAAAACTGAAGGCAAAGAAATCATGGATGCCAAGATCCAGGAACTGGTCATGTATGTGGATGCAAGTCAACCGCTCACCTGGGTCATTGGCTAAAACACTGATCGCTGGCTGTAGTTATGTTCACAAATTGAAGTTTGATGAACAGATCAACCATTCTCAGTACATCATACGTGGATCTCCTGGCGCTGGCAATCAAGCCATTGCTGCACGAGTTGTTCACGAAGTAGCCCAGCAAGATTTTGATCAGGTAATTGTATTGTGGTCTGGGGTGAACAGACTAGATATGCCAGTTCCTTTATCATTGCACAAAACATTTGACTATAACTTTGTTGACACAATAGATAACATTGCTTGGTATCATTCAGGTGGTATGGGGTGCTCGGGGCAATCAACTGCTGCCCCAAAAACAGTAAAACAGTATTTTGATATGTTGTATGTTGGAGCAGATCAAGAGTACCTATCGCAGTTGACATTGTCTAACATACTACTGACTCAAACAGTTCTAGCAAATAAAAATATACCTTACAAGATGTGCTTCATTTATGATGTGCATAATTCTCAACCCAGTCAACACGAGGTCAGTCATGGTATGCTATGCAAAAAATCTATTTTGTATTCTCAAATTGATTGGCAAAAATTCAACGCAAAATCACCGTGGGAATGGGCCGTTGCTCGGAAAAAATTAGATCATACTGAATATTATCCAACCAATGAGGCTTTTTTTGAATGGTTTCAAGAGCAAATGAATGTTGACCTTAGTCAATAATTGTTGTATAATAACGCATGCACCTAATGATTGATCTTGAGGGTTTGGCAACAGGCCCAGATACTTGTATTCTAACCATTGCCGCCCAGGCATTTGATCCCTTTGGCACAGGTCACTACGATCAGCATTACTACGCTAGAGTCACACTGGAAAGTCAGGAAAATCGTGCCATTGACAATGGAACCATTGAGTGGTGGTCCACACAACCTGAACATGCTAGAGAAGAAGCATTTGGCGAACAAGATCGGATTCCATTGGACCAAGCCTTGGATGAACTGGGCAAATTAATCTGGCACTCCAAGCTGATTTGGAGCCAAGGTCCCACATATGACATGAACATTCTCGAGCATGCCTACAAAAGTTATGGAAAACCTTTGCCTTGGAAATATTACATGGTACGAGATTCAAGAACTGTGTTTAGTTTGTGGCCCGAACAACCTATTCCTCCCACCAGCCATCATGCGTTAGAAGATTGCCGTAGACAAATAGGCATGTTACAACATACTCTTAAATACCTCAACGTAAAGGAAATCAAATGATCATTGGCATCTGTGGTTTTATTGGCTCCGGCAAAGATACCATTGCTGATTACCTAGTAAACCTGCATCATTTTCGTAGAGAGAGTTTTGCATCAACACTAAAAGATGCTGTGGCACAGGTATTTGGTTGGGACAGGACTCTACTAGAAGGACGCACAAAACAAGCTCGTGAATGGCGTGAGCGTGTAGATCCTTGGTGGGCTGAACGTTTGAACATACCCACACTAACACCACGCTGGATCCTACAATACTGGGGTACAGAAGTGTGCAGGGCTGGATTCCACGATGATATCTGGATTGCCAGTTTAGAAAACAAATTACGTCACAGCCAAGATGATGTTGTTATAAGTGACTGTAGATTTCCCAATGAAATTAAGGCAATCAAAAATGCTGGGGGTCGAGTGATCCGAGTAACACGTGGTCCTGAACCTGAGTGGTACGATGCAGCAGTGAGTGTGAACCGCGGCGCTAACGGCAACACCACTTGGTCACTGAGCCGCAAGAAACTGGAAAAACTAGGTATTCATGCCAGCGAAACTGCCTGGGTGGGTACTGACTTTGATTCAGTATTAGACAATAACGGAACCCTAGACGATTTGTATCAACAAGTCAAAGCACTGGCTACAAGTCCGGCTCAAGATCACCAGGCCTCCAAGTAACATCGGTTTTTTTAAGTAATTGCACACAATTAAGACAAACTGTTTTTAAATTTCGTTGCTCCAAGTTGTTTAAATTTCCATCAACATGGAATACTAACAACTGTGTCAGCAGTTTGGCCTTGAACCCGCATTTGTCACATGCGGGTTTTTTCTTATAACCAGCACTCTTCCAACGTGGATCTCGTGGTCGAAGACCTCGCCCTTTTCTTGCACAGTTCTCACACCGTGATCGATAGTGAGTGACATCTTCTTTGATGTAGTTTACAGCACATGGTCGCTGATGACATGACTGACAAATGGGTCTTTGCATGGTGTATTTATGGTGGACCTTTGCCAAAGGGTGCTCAACTCAGCTGTTTTTGGCACTTGTCAATAAATATTAGAACTTGAAAAGGAATCCATTATGGCTCTAGTATCACCAGGCGTAGAAGTAACAGTAATTGACGAGAGTCAATATATCCCTTCAGCC